GTATTGGTTTCAAGAGTATTGGATGCCGAAGCCTGGAAGAAAATAAAAAGTGGAGAAATTACCGGATATAGTCTAGCTGGGACTGCTAGTTCGACAAAATCCTATTGACAACATAGAATAATTGTGATATAATTTTTTACAGAAATAAGAAATATAGTAAAAGGATTTTTTGAGAAATGTTAAAAGCCTTCAAATATAGGATATACCCGGATAAAAAACAGATAGAAAAAATTGATAGAAATATTGGTTGTGTTCGCTGGATATATAATTATGCTTTAGCTAAAAAAATGAAAGCTTGGAATAATGAAAAGAAAAATATTAGCCGATTTGATTTACAAAAAGACATACCTGATTTAAAGAGACAAGAAGAAACAAAATGGCTGAAAGAAGCAGATGCTAAATCTTTAATCTTTAGTTTATTAAACCTTGATAATGCTTATCAAAAATTTTTCAAAGAACATAAAGGTTATCCTAATTTCAAAAGCAAGAAAAATAAGAAACAAAATTATACTACTTATCAGCATATTATAATAGATTGGGATAATCAAAAATTAAATATTGCCAAAAACAAAGATATAAAAATTAAATTACATCGGAAATTTGAAGGGGAGATAAAACAAGTAACTATAAGCAAGACTCCAACAAATAAATATTATGCTTCAATATTAGTTGACACCATAGATAAAGAAAAGAAAAAGAGTGAGATAAATGAAAAGAATACTATCGGGATTGACTTAGGAATAAAAACATTTATTACTATTTCAGATGGTCGTAAAATAGACAATCCCAAAATATTATATAGATATGAAAAGAAGTTAGCCAGGGAACAAAAAAGGTTAAGTAAAAAGAAAAAGGGAAGCAGCAATAAAAATAAACAGAGGATAAAGATAGCCAGAGTTTATGAAAAAGTAACTAATATTAGAAAGGATTTTCTACATAAATTGAGTTATGAGTTGACTAATGAGAACCAAATTAAGTCAATAGTAATTGAAAATCTAAATATAAATGGAATGCTTAAAAATCATCATTTATCTAAGGCAATTTCTAACGTTAGCTGGAGTAAATTTGTAGAATTATTAGCTTATAAATGTGATTGGTATGGAGTAAATTTATTAAAGATTGGAAGATTTGAACCGAGCAGTAAATTATGCTCTAAATGTGGGGTAATCAATCAAGAATTGACTCTCGCAGATAGAGAATGGATTTGCCCTAATTGTGGAAGTAAACTTGACCGTGATATCAATGCGGCGGTGAATATCAAGAGATTTGGATTAAATCCTAAAATACGGCAGGGACTGTCGGAATCTAAGCCTGTGGAGACTGTGTAAGACCTACATACTAAGTAGGCAATAGTCAAAGAAGCAGGAATCCTTGTAAAATAAGAGATATTTCTAAAAGCAGGGTTGCAGAGCAACATATAGCTGAATGAGGACGTCCACAATTGCTTGCTAATATGCCTCGACGAAGTGAGTAGTGTTGCAGAGCAACATAATAGCTGAATGAAGGACGTCCACTGATCAGTTTGGGCAGGAGAAAGTATTAGACAAAATAGTTGCAGAGCAATATTTAGCTGAACGAGGATGTCCACTTTTTTGCTTGATGCAGTCCCAGCAAAAAATAAAATATTAAAATATTTGACAAATTAAAACTGACATATTATAATTATAAAAAATAAAATATAGATAATGTTCAGAGAGTTGAGATCTGGAAGAGTTCTATATAGAAGCTCATTAAGGATGCTCAAGCTTCGAGAAATTATGCGAAGGTTGGGCATCCTTTTTTTATTGGATACCAAGCCAAAGCGAGGTGATAATTAGTGGAAGTAAGACATTTAGAAGATATCGATTCTAAGGAAGTAAGTTACGTTAGCTTGCCGGCGACAAGAAAGAGATTTTTATTTATTAAGAATGGTATGCAAAGTTTGCTTGATAGCCTTAGTAAGGATATGCAAGGCAATTTTGATATCGAAAAAAGAAAAGAGGTGAAAAATATGGATCTTGAATTAAAGAAATTGTTAGATGATTATTTTGGTGAAGAAGTTAAACTCGATACCGAAGAATTTGAGAAGGCCAAACTTTCCGATGCGGCTCTGAATTCCCTGAAGGGAGCACTGAATATCCTCAATAAATATAAAGCCGACTTCCCAGCCGACCTTAAAGATGCTATTGGGGTATTGGCAAAATATTCCAGTTACGGTTATGGTTATGGATATCCAGCCAAGAAAGAAGAGAAAAAGGATGAGAAGGTAGAGAAGTCTGGAAGGGTGCTTTCTAAGGATACTATAACTAAAATTAAAAACATAGTTAAAGCCTTAAATGATCTTCTGCCTGATATAGATAAATTAGAGGAAGTCAAAAAATCCGATGAAAAAGATGCTAAAATGTTATCGAATGAAGAGTTTAATAAGGCTTTAGAAGACGGTATGAGCGAGATCACCAAGAAATTAGAAGAAAGTCTGAAAGATAAAGACCAGATTATTGAAAAATTAAATAAACGAATTGAAGTAGTAGAAAAAGAGAAAGGAATCAAGAAGGGGATAGAAGGACAGGATGATGATAATAACGATGCCCCTAAAAAGAAATGGACTTCCTTTAAGTACTGAAATTTTAAATAAAGAAAGAAGGTGAAAAAAACAATGTTCAAGACAAATAAAGAATTATTAAATAAGGAAAGTTTCCAAAAAGCATTAATTAGTATGCCAGCTATTTCTCTAAGTGCTGAGGAAGCAGATACTTTTATAGATTATATCTTTGACCAATCGGTTTTAAAGAATAATGCCAGACAAATTAAGATGGCTAAGGCAACTAAGAATATTAGAGCTATGGGATTAGGTGCAGAAAAAATACTCCATCCGGGGGATACCTTTTCTTCATCTGATTATAAAAAGACCCTTACCCATAATCTTATTACTTTGACTGCTAAGAAAGCTAGAGCCTGTGCAGTGATTCATGATGACGACCTGGAAGACAATATTGAAGGTGATGAATTTACTGATCATATAATGAAGATGATAACCAAACAGATTGCTAATGAACTTGATGAGGCTTACTGGATTGGTGATACCCACAATTTAAGTGGATTTGGTGTTGCCGGGACCAGTACTGATGCTCGTTCCCTCTGGGATGGTTGGAGATATAGAATTAACCATAGTGCTTCCGGTGAAGATTATGAGAATGATGTTTCTGGTTCGGCTGTTATATTGAATGCTGCAGTTACGGCAAGCGGTTCGGCGACCTCAACAAGTGCCGATCATCTAGTTGATAGTGCCGCAACTTTTACAGCCGCTTTGGTAGGTCTTAGTGTGCATAATATAACCGATAACACTTATGCTATAGTTTCTGCCTATAACTCTGCGACTGACTTAACTTTAAGTGCTGATATAATGGCAAGTGGCGAAAAATATGAGATTAGTGATTATGTTTTACCTGGGAAGATTGCAGAACAGAAGACTGCTGCTCCTTATAACTGGGAATTCAAATTTGCTAAGGCTTTAAAGAAACTACCTTCCATTTATAAGCAAGATGGGTTGGCTAATCTTAGATTTTTTACCAACGACCAAGTAGTACAGGATTATATTGATGCTTTAGCTGCTCGTTCAACTATTTTAGGTGATAGTGCAATATTAGGTAAGGCGGCTATTCAATACGGTGAAGTGCCCATAGTTTCCTGTCCTTTAATGCCTATAACCTTAGATGCTGATGGAGTTCTTGCTGGGGGCTCATATACTGATTGTATGTTGACCCATAAAGATAATTTAGTTGTAGGTGTTCATAGAGATATTAAGGTAGAGACTGAGAGACAAGCAGCAGACGAATCAACCTACTTCTATGTCAGTTTAAGAACAGATGTGGCAGTGGAAAATGTGGCAGCTTGCGTATTGGTGAAGAATTTAACTATAGCTTAATCTAAAGGTGAAATTAATATGTATGAAATATGTAACTATGGTAACTCAAGAGCCTTACCTTATAAAGGGATGAATATTTTTTTAGGGAAGAATCAGAGTATTAAGACTGAAGATAAGGATATGGTGGATATTCTGTCCTCATATCCTTATCTTGAAGTTAGAGAGATTAAGGAAAATATAGATTATAAGGATATGAATTTCTGGAAGTTAAAAAAAATAGCAAAGGAACAGGGACTTGAGTTAACTCGAAATGTTAAGAAATTTGAATTAATAAAATTATTAGAGAAAGGAAGTGAAATAAATTGATACGAGATTTAAGTGCTTTAGATAGAAATACAAATCAGGCATTAAGCAGGATTATACAAGAAGCCTTTAAAGATGGGATTAACTGCGATATGCCTATTGCACCAGGTAAAAAACTATATTCTATTACAAACCATCTACTTCTGGAGACGCTAGCAGCTGGCAAAAATGTTCGAATAAATTCTAGGACATATACTGATACAGCAAGTGAATCCATAATTGGATTTCAATCTAAACCCCGTGCTGGTAATACTCGCACAGCAGGTGTTTATGGTGGTGAATTAGAGCCAGGATTCAATGATACATTTGGTGGTACATCCTTAGTAGGACTGGCTTCCAGACCTACGTTAAAAGGTACTACAGGTAATTTATCTGGTGATGTACGTGCTTATGAAGCTAGTATTGGATCTGACTCTGGCTCTACTCGAGTAATTTCTGGAGTAGCAAGTTGCCTTTGGGCTGATAATAATTTTCACGGTACTATCACAGGCGGAGTTTATGTGATTCACGTACCAAATGCTAGTGGAGGCAATGTGGCTTGGTCCGGCTTCGCTAAATTAGTCGATGATGGTGGAAATATTGCTGATCTTGCTTCAGCAGTAACCACAGTAAATGGTGCTATTAAAGTAAAAATTGGAACAACAGATGCATATATTCCTACTTATGGATCTTATACAGCTAGTTAAACAAGATTAGAGCCGGTTAAAATTAACCGGCTCTTTATTTTAATAAAAGGAGAAAAAATTTGAGAAAAATTAACTTAGAAAATTATTTAATTGAAGGTTTTGATGAAAAAGGAAAGACCAGAAAATTTCCTTATAATGTTAAAGAATCTCTAGTTTCAATTTTATTCCATCGGAATTTAAATCTTAATGCAATGGATCTTTTGGATAGAGATGATCTTGCTCGCAAAATCCGAGATTGTAAGAATAAAGAAATTCTTTTTGAGGAAAGCGAATTTGAGAAAATCAAGCAATCTATAAATAGTTTTACTGGCTATGGACGGAATGATATTGAATTTGTAAATCGAATTCTGAAATGCCCTAAGATAGAAGTAGAAGAAAAGAGAAAATAAATTAATTAATCTATAAAAATAATAAAGTTTTTAGAATTGTGTTTTTTAAGAAAAGATATAAATTATATATGAAGGCGTATCCATAGGATTATTTGTAGATATGCCTCTTTCATAAAGGAGTGGATTAAAATGTCCATAGTTTCTTTAACCGAATTATTAGATTTTTGTAATGTAGAAAAGGGATATTTTATAATTACTGCTGCGAATGATGTTTTAAAATTAAAATATGATGCTGGAACACTAACCGATATTGATATTGCTGATGGGACTTATGAAGGAGATTCCCTTGCTACTCAATTAAAAACTAAAATAGATACGGCTTTTACGATAGCAAGCACGGTAAGTTATTCTTCCACTACAAAGAAATTTACCATTGCGGTAAGTGCTGGACATACTATTGCCTATACTAATTTGGGTAGTGACGCTGGGTTAACTTTGGGATTTAACCAGGACCACGCAGCAGCAATTTCGATTACTTCTGATTTGGCAGCAGGTGATCCATCAGCAATTTTAGAATCGATTCAAACCAGTGTAAAAAAATGGGTAGAGAATTATTGCCATCGAAAGTTTGAATCTACTCTATATTCTAATGAAAAATATGATGGTAAGAATCAGCAGACCATATATTTTGAGCATTACCCGGTATTGGTAGTAAATCTTGACGGTTTAGCCTGGGATGCTACAGGAAAAACAGTAACCAGAGCCGATGGCGGGAGTTTTATAGATGATGGCTTTGAGGCAGGAGATAAAGTATTAGTTCAGAATAGTGATGAAAATAGTGGGTTACTTACCATTGCTATTGTTGCGGCTTTAGTTTTGACCTTCATTGATACTATAGTAACCGATACTGATGATGATAATGTAACTATATCCCATTTCAGGACTTTACGGATAGATGATGTTGAGGTAGACGGGAATAATTACGAAATAGAGGAAAATTATATTTATTATGGGAATGAGAATAACTATGAAGCAGATGAAGATTTCATTTATTATGAAAGTGGATTTGGAAAAGGAAAAAGAAATATAAGGATGACTTATGTTGCTGGATATAGTTCCATTTTAATGCCGGAGGATCTAAAACTTGCCATCAAAATTATTTGTAAGAATATCTATCAAAAAAGAAAAGAAGAAATTTTTGGAATAGATAATTACTCAATAGGTGATATTCGAATGGCCTGCGAAAGTGGAGATATTCCGAAGGAGGCAATTAATATTTTAGATGGATATAGGAAAATATCTATGGCAGTGGCATAAGGAAGGTGAGTAATATTATTGGGCCTAAAGTAGAAATGGAATTACGACGTAAAATATTAACCGATGATGGTATGGGCGGAAAAATAGAATCCTGGGCTGGATTGCGAAGGATTGAAGGAACTCTATCTACTATCAATGGGAATGAGCGACTTAGTATGGATAAATTGACTGTAATACAAACTCATAATTTTTTCATTGAATATCCCATCGGGATTACTATCACAGAATTAGATGAGTTTTATTTAGGACAACGGAGATTTAAAATAATTTTTGTAAATAATCTTGGAGCTAATCAGGATAAAAAATTAAAAATTACTTTAAAAGAGGAAACTTAAATAATGGCTAATATTCTTAAGTGGTATGGGGACAAAGTGAATCAAGCAGTACTGGAGGCTGGTAAGAAGGTAATCGAGCAAGGATGTGTAATTATTGAGAGTGATACTAAAGCAAGTATTGGACTTGTTCCTCCCCCGGCTCCTCCGGGACATCCACCTGCTGCTCCTACAGGGGCTTTACGAAGGTCAATCACTCATGATCCATCAGAGGTTATTGCTGGGAAAATAGTGGGCAGAGTTGGGACTAATTTAGAATATGCGAGGCGTGTTTGTCTTGGTTTTGTAGGGATAGACTCACTAGGACGGCATTATAACCAAGCACCGAGACCTTATCTCAGACCAGCACTGGAAAAGAACAGAAGCAAGATAGAAGGATTATTTAAGGATTTAATAAAATGATTACAGTTAATCAGAATTTACAACCCTTATATCGTGGTGATAATAGAGAATATAATCTTACCTTTACTAATATTAATGGTGAGGCAATTGATATTACTAATTGGAAAATTTATTTCACAGTGAAGAAAAATTATAATGATAATGATAATCAAGCTATTATAAAAAAGGATATTACTATCCATTATGACCCTAGAAATGGTAAAACTAAAATTATATTATTACCTGTTGATACTGATAATTTAGTTCCCAATAGATACTATTATGATATTCAAATAAAAAGAGGAGTAGAAGATATAATAACGATTTTACAAGGGAAAATATTAATTAAAGCAGATGTAACAAGGAGGACAGATTAGTGCCAGATATTAATGTAAAAATAATAGAATCCGAGCCAATAAATGTGGTAATCAATGAAGGGATTCCTTCTTTAATTGAAATTATTTTTGAACCTGAAATAAGTGGTAAAAGGATTACAAAATTACAAGTTAAGAATGGAAAATTAGAAGTTAAGTATGAAGAATGAAAGGAAGGTGATTAATTATGGCAATTGTATCAATGCAATTAGACCCTAATGCTGCTTCCTACACAGATGACCAAATTGTAGGGAAAATAAATAATGCAAGTGCTCAAATTACAAGAGCAGATAGTGTGGCTGCTGCTGCCAGACCGATTGCAGATTCAGAGATTACTGATGCGAAATTAGCTGCTGGTGCTATTAAAACTAAACTTGCTGCCGAAACAGATGGCAATAAACTTGTTTCTGCTTCATTGGCTGCGGCTGCTGGTATTACTAATGCTCAAGTGACTTCTACGTTAGCAAAAGATAATCTTGATGCTTTAGCTGATACGGAAAGAGGATATATTAAGACTGGCCCAACTACTGGAGAATTTAAAGTTGTTTCAATTCAAAGAGATGCAACTGGTAAATTAGATGTAGATTACGATAATGTAGAGGTGTAAAAATGACAATTCAAACAGAACAAGTTGCACATAAAACTTTAGTAGATGGTTCTCAAATAACCTTACATAGCCACGCAGGCGGTGGTGGAGAAAGTGAAGTTGTAGTTAGAACTACGGGAGATATTACCAATTCCACAACTACTTTTGCAAATATTACAGAATTAAGCTTTTCAATGTTAGCTAGTAAAGATTATATCATTGAGGCGTGGATAATATTTCAATCCGATACTACAAGTTGTGGTATTAAGTTTGCTTTAAATGGGCCTGCATCTCCAGTGGCGGTGGTAATGAATGCCCATATTCCAATTGCCTTAACACTTTATGCTAGTGGAAATATGCTTGCCTCACGGGCTTATGATACTGGAACTCCATCAGTTTCAGTAGATACTGCTAATGCTAATTTGTTGTGCAAAATAGATGGGTTAGTTAGAAATGGAGTCAATGCGGGAACATTAGCAATTAGATTTGCTGCAGAGACAACTGGAACAGTTAAAGTTATGACGGGAAGCGTTTTGAGATATAGGCAAGTGAATTAGAAATTATGGTTTATATAGGTAACAAGAGGAGAATTAAATATGCAGGAACTTTTTGAAGGGATATATGATAAATATGACGGAAGTGCTTTAGAAAGTGAAATAACGGGAATGTATTTAGAGGAAGCAATTCAGGGGGCAGTATATCCTTATTGTGTTTATCACAAAATTAGTGGCGTGCCGAATTATACCTATACTGAAGAAGCAGAAAACATAATAATCCAATTTGATTTATACGATGATAACTCGAGTGCAACGGATATTAATACAGCATTCAGTGCATTAACTACTCTGTATGACTGGTGTTCATTAACGGTAGCAGGTTGGAATAGTATTTATATGAAAAGGGAATTAGATTTACTTAATCGAGAGAATGATATTTGGCACTATATAGTTTCTTATAGATTAGAGATACAAAAATAAATTAAGAAAGGAAGTGATTTTAAAATGGAAGTAGCGGGAAAAGGGGGCTCAATAACTTGCACGAATTTAACTGCAGGTGTTAAATCTTGGAAATTAGATTTAAAAGGTGATGCACTTGAAACTACAGATTATGGAGATTCGGGACATCGTACCTATATCGTAGGATTAGACGGTTGGAGCGGCAGTTGTGAAGTGAACTGGGATGCGACTAATAAAAGTTTAGTTATTGGAGCTACTATTACAAGTTTAATATTTACGATTGTATCAGCCACAACCTATTATACTGGAGCTACAGCAATAGTTACTGGAATTAGTATAAGTTCTTCAGTTGAAGGTTTAGTAACTATGTCAGTAAGTTTTCAGGGAAGTGGCACTTGTGAATTGACTGCTCCATAAAATAGATTAAGGAATGAAAAGAGGTGATTTAAATGGCAGGTGAATTGGCAGGAAAAATAGGTGCGGTTTATGCACAGAGCGGTTCTTTAACTGCAAAAACAGATGCACCAATTGGAACGGGAGATGCAGCTACTACAGTATTTTATTTAGAAAGAACTTTGATAGCCTGTGAAAATACTACTCTTTGGACTGGGAATACCTTAAGCAATCCAGCAGGGAAAGATGGTAATTGTTTGCAGGATCAAGAACCAGATCCAGCGGTAGCAACTACTGAATATAAAACAGTTTATACTCCTGCAGCGGCTTGGGATTGGCACGATGTAACTAGGTTATCATTCTGGTTAAAATCGGATAGGGCATCTACTGCTTTCACTTGGGCGAGATTGGTATTATCTGATGGGGTGAACGAAAGTTATTGGACTTTGACTTTTGCGGCAGCAACTTGGACGAGATTTAATCTATTACTTGGTACCCCTGATGGAAATAATGGAACTGCTTGCGACTTGACAGCAATAACTACCCTTACGATTAATTTCAAAGCTGCGGATACTACTACTTTTTATAAGCAGATTGATATGATAGGTTTGACTCCACAAGGTATTGCAAGAAGTGTTACTGTAAAAGTAGCCGCCACAGAAGTAGCTCCTGATACATATACATTAACTCCTTCTGGAACTTTGACCTTTGATACTGCACCTGCTGCATTGGCAGCAATCACGGCAACCTACAATTATTATGCAGTAGTTCAAACAACTGGATTTTTTAATTGGAAAGCTGACCAGAAAGCAGATGTTTTAGAAACAACCGACTATGGAGATGGTGGGCATAGGACTTATATTGCAAGTCTTGATAATTGGACTGGCAGTGCAGAGAGGCATTGGTTGACTACTGAAACTATGGATGGCTGGTTGGCGACAGAAAGGATAGTTAAATTCTTCATGGATATAAGTTCAGATCCACAATTAAGATATGAAGGATGGGCGGTAGTAACTGGGGATTCAATTAGTTCAGCAGTAGATACTTTAGTTAATGAAGGTTTAAGTTTTCAAGGTTGCGGAGTTTTAACTTATGTTGATGAATAACGAATAAAATAAAATAGAGGTAAAAAAATGGTAAATGAAAAAGATGAAAAGATAGAAGATATAACTCAGAGTCCATTAGAGATTGAATTAAAGGATGGCAAAATCTATAAATTTGGTACTATTGGATTAATTGATTTTGGAGATTTCTTGCAATATATTAAAAGCCAAAGAATAAATTTAGTAAATAATCTTAAAAGTAAAAAATTACAAATCCATGAAATAAAAAAAATAATGAATGAATCAATAAATCTGGATAAAGAATATGGGACATTAAATGGACTTTGCTATATGGCTTGGAAAGCTATCCAAAAATATCAGCCAGAAATAACTCTATCGGATATGAATAAATTAATTGATCTCGACAATTTAGATAAAGTAAAAGTCATAATGGATAATCTGGGTAAATTAAAAAACCCCAAAAAGGCAAAGGCAAACTCTTAAAATGGGGTGAAGTCTTTGCCTTGCTTAAACATAATTACAGTTTTAGCAATAAAGAGATTTATGAGATGAGTTTATATAATATACAAAATTATATTAATAATATCCCTATGGTATTGGGGCAAACTAAAGAAGAGCAAACTTTATCAACAAATAAAATAGATAGTAATAAGGAATTAATTAAACGGGCTAAAGAATTAGGTTTGAAAGTGCCTAAATATTATTAATAGGTGGTGATTATCATAAAATTAGGAGAAGCATTTATTGAACTGATTGCTGATGGTCATAAATTAACTGCTGGACTTAACGATGCAGAAAAGCAAGTAGTGGCCTCGACTAATGCAATGTCCGCAAAATTCAAATCAGTAGGCACAATTATGACTGTTGT